AGGAACTTTATAATACTTTTTTTTATATAAATAATAAATATGTTTTAACCCAGTTTCGTTATACATAATATTGTTAGTATGTAAATCATTATGAGTAAATGAAAAACATTTTTGATAAGTTATTAATGTCATTATTACTTGCATTAAAGCTGAAAACCATTCATCATTTGTTAGTTCATTCTCTAAAATTAAATTGTCTAATGTATTTTTACAATTTTCTAAACAAATTACTTGAACTGGAAACTGTTTAAATGTTGCTTTAATAACTTCATCTTCCATACTACTTATTGTATCTTCTGTTTCCCAATCTGAAATAGTATTATTTTCATTATCATTTTCTTTATCATTATCGCTATTACTGACATTTTCTTTATCACTTATATTTTCTTCATCATTATCATCACTTACATTTTCTTCATTATTATCATTATTTTCTCCTTCTGTATGAGATGTTCTTGAAGAACATGAAGAACCACTTTTTAAACTTTTAGTAACATTACTATTTGATTTAGATTTGTTAGATAAAATATTATCATTGGAATTAGTGATATCAATTAAATCTAATGACATGTCTTTAACATCATTTAAATTAATAAATATGTCTTCAAATATATTATTATCAATTGATTTAACTGATAAATTAGATTTGTTAGAATTATTATGAATTACTATTGGTTTTTTAACATTAGAAACACTATCATCGTCACCATATGGAAATAAATGTGAATAATCTGGCACTTCAAATAAAACATTTTTATTTTTAACAAAAAACTCTGAATGAATTAAATAATCTAAATCATCTGCTATATTAACTTTATAATTATTTTTAATTCCTAAAAAAGAACCATAGAAATCTAATCCATTAATAAATTTGTATTTATTTAGTAACATACTTGATAAATATGAAAAAAAACTATCAATATAAGCAGTATTATTAGGATCTAATATTTTGCTATGGACTTTATTATTATTTTCCAATGAAGGTAAATTAAATAAATCAGGATCAGTATGGTTATATTTTCCAACAAAATATTTAAATGGATCTAACAAAGGGGCATATTTAACAAACATCTCTTGTGAAATAACTATTTTGTCATCATCTTTATTTGTAATTTCGCATAAATATCTATTATCTTCATTACCTATATAATCAGTATGACTATTAATATTTGAAATATACCAATTATGATTTAAATTAATAGAGTTAAAGTTATTACTATTTAGTGAAAAAAAATTATTGTAAATTGGTATGTAATTTTGACAATTAGTTAAGTTAAAATACTTATTACTTTTAAATTTACTAAATAAATTAGTATTTTTGCGCTTTTGATAGTTTACAAGAGGTGTTGTTGTCATTAGCAAAATAATATATAAATAATATTAATTTTTAACTAATATTATTTATTTAAGTATTTATTTTGCCTAAATAACTAACAAATAAGAATTTGTTAGATTTGCGTTATATTTTTGTTTAATTTAGTATTTTGTTAGTTTATAAATGAGTTTAAATTTAAAAAAGTTTGATATGAAAAGTATTAGTTTTAAGTCAAATGAATCTAAAGATTCTGTTGTTACTTTAATTGGTCGTCGAGATACTGGTATATCTTGGTTAGTTCGTGCTTTAGTATATTATAATGAAAATAATACAAATAAAAATATAGATAATGATAAAGTTGAAATATCTAACAAATAAGAATTTGTTATATTTGCGTTATATTTTTGTTTAATTTAGTATTTTGTTAGTTTATATTATAAATTACTAAATGAATTTAGAATTAAAAAGGTTTGATATGAAAAGTATTAGTTTTAAACCAAATGAATCCAAAGGTCCAGTTGTTGTATTAATTGGTCGTCGTGATACTGGTAAATCTTTCTTAGTTCGTGATTTACTATTTTATCATCAAGATATACCAATTGGAACTGTTATTTCTGGAACAGAAGAAGGTAACGGTTTTTATGGTAAATTAGTTCCAAAATTATTTATTCATAATGAATACAATACAGCTATTATTGAAAATGTGCTTAAACGTCAGCGTAATGTTTTAAAACAAATTAAGGCAGAAATGGAAAAATATAAGCGTTGCACTATTGACCCTCGCACTTTTGTTATTTTAGATGACTGCCTTTATGATGCCACTTGGTCTCGTGATAAGTTAATGCGTTTACTTTTTATGAACGGAAGACATTGGAAAGTGATGTTAGTCATCACAATGCAATATCCTCTTGGTGTTCCACCAACGCTAAGAACTAACATTGATTATGTATTCATTTTAAGAGAACCATATATTGCCAATAGAAAGCGTATTTATGAAAATTATGCTGGTATGTTTCCAACACTAGAAAGCTTTTGTCAGGTTATGGACCAATGCACAGAAAACTATGAATGTCTAGTAATTAATAACAATGCTAAGTCAAACAAACTACAAGACCAAGTATTTTGGTATAAAGCGGATCCACATAATGACTTCCGTCTTGGTTCTAAGGAGTTCTGGGAATTATCTAGTAAGGTAGGTTCAGATGATGAAGAAGAACAATATGACCCAAATAATGTAAAGAAACGTGGACAAGGACCAAAGATAGCAGTTAAAAAGACCAAATGGTAAATGTATTAAGAATTTTGCTTTGCCAAATTGTAAAGCGGTTTTAATATGGTGTCATTAATACTAACATCATATCAATAAAAAATTAAATTTAAAATTAAAATTAATATAAATACTACAACTTATATTAATTATATTAATGTCTAATAAATACTACGTAAGACATATTCGAATTGTAGATTTTGAAACAGGTTATAGTGGATATATAAGAAAACCAATAAAATCATATGTATATGTTCATAACCCAGATAATATGTATAATTACGAATTAAATAAACAATATATAACAACAGAAAATAATTATACGCCAATTAAACGTGAAGATGCTATTGGCGATATGGAAATATATAAATATGTTGAACATTATAATGAAGTATATCCAATAAAAGTATCGTTAAATGAGTTAATAAAATTAACTAAAAAAATTAATATATTATATCATGAGACAGAAAAATTGGATAATACATTATATGGAGATAAATATGATAAAACAGAACCAGACGCGTATAAAGGAGATGTAATACGACCAAATAATAAATATGAATACTTTGAAGAACGCAGAACTAGATGGCCATATTCATCAACAAGAAAACATAATATAGTAATAGGATTATATACTTATGATGAATTAGAAAACAAATATAATTTTGTAAAAAATAGTATGTATAATAAATTAAATAATATGTATTATGTATGTGAATTATAATAAATACTTATTCAAAGCTACTAATTATCTCAATATTAAACTCTTTAATTGGCAACAAATCAAATATAATATTTAAGTCAATAACTGCGTTAACTTCTGATTTTAACTCAGTTAACAATTTGTAAGTATCTTTAAAAATTCCAACAGCATCAAGTTTTTTAATTAAAGCGGACTTCTCAGAATTTGTTAGATTTTGTTTATAAAATAAATCAAAAAATTCTTGTTTTTCTTTATCATCTAACAAAGAATTATTATATTTAATAATTAAATAACTATATTTTTTCTCATCAAAGTCTTCACAATAGCCTTTTTTAGCCCAAAAATCAGGGTCTGTTAGATTTATATAATCATCTCGTATTTGAAAAAATTGGCTGAATTTTGTTAGCAAATTATAAAACTTATCATATTCTGTTTTACTAACATTATTTGTTAGATTATAATATAAATCAAGTGAACCAGTAAACCCCAAACCAGTTTTAGCATTAATCATATAATAATATTCTTCTTCACTTGGTATAATTTTTTTATTAGCCCAATAAATATCTAATGCCTGACCTAAATGTGCTAAATAACAATTTTTTAAAGCAATTTGTAAACACTTATAACTAACAAGTTGTTTAATTATGTCGTCAGATAGGTCTTTATATTCTTTATTGTTAGATTTATGTTGTTTAGCATCTATTAAATTATAATATTTATTAGGATTAGTTGATAATTTATTAAAAATAGATAAATAAGCAGATGATAAACTAACAGGCACACCATACACAATATGTGCGCAATCCATTTCTCGTCGTTTTAAAGAACTATCTTGTATATCATCTATAATTAAACTAGCATTATGAAGTTCATTAGCTGAATTACAAGCTTCATCAATTATGTTAGAATTAATATTAAAATAATTGCCAATAAAAGTAGCCATATGATTACGCATATTTTTACCTTTCATAGATTTATAATATTCTATTGGTTCATATAAGTATTTATAATTAGTATTTGAATTTATTGTATTATTGTTTTTATTATCATTTCTACTTTCGTCTCTATTATCATTTCCACTTTCATCTCTATTATCATTTGAAAAAGTATTTTGTAATAATGTATTATATGATTTTAACATATTATATAAATAATAAATCAAACCAACAATAATTACTACTATAATTAAAATTAATATGTATATATTTTGATATAACATATTAATTAATAACAAAAATTATTACCTAAAGTTACGAATTTAATCAACTCTATTTAAATCATCATCATCCTTTTTAATAGCAAAAGGGCCACTAATTAGTTCACTACGTCCATAATCAGTTTTACCAGTTACAATATTATCGCCTTCAAAAAGCTCAGAACGAATATCAGCAACTGAAATAGTTTCTTTATTAGATAAATTATTTTCTTGAGTATTAGCATTATTAATACCAATAAGGTTACCATTTTCATCAATAGTTTGAGTTAAAACATTGCCAGACTTTTCAGCATTGCGCATGTTTTCATCAATAGCCTTTTGCTTAGTATCCTTAACTCTTTGCTCAAAAGCAGCCTTAGCAAGACTTTCATTCTTAGATTTCTCATGAGCCAACTGATTGAGTTCTTCTTCCATATATTCAACACGACCAGTCTTGTAAGCTTCAGGATCCCAAGGAAGCCATTCACCAACAGGACCAACAAAGATATCAAAGTTAGGGTCAACTTCACGCAACATTTTACAACGTAACTCAGCTTCTTCTTGGGTGGCAAAGTTGCCTCTGGCCTTAAATCCACAAACTGAGGTTTGAAAATTATGCTTGGTGTTAAATTGCTTATCTAGTTCAGCTTCATTTTGGTCAACAAAAGTCTTATAATCGTCTTCAATAGAAGAAGAAATAATAGTTTCACGTTCTTCCTTAACAAAGCCCTCAAAGTCCTTACTTAAATCCTCAAAATTAATCTTATACTTGTAGGAAACAAAGTTAAGAAACTGATGAAACTTTTCCATTGACTTATTCATTTCCCACTTCTTTAGGAATTCTTCAAAAAAGAACATTTCTTTTTGCTTTAAAATTTTAGTAGGAGTAATAAAAGAAAAACATCCAAAGTTTTGTCCAGAAATAGGCTTATCAACTTCTAAAATGTCTACATATTTAGGATTAGGTTTTCCATCGGCAGTTTCTTTGCGAGGAAAGTTAACGTCTTTTGATTTATTGGTTTTTCCCATTTGTTAGATTATACATTTAGTAAACAATTAGTTTTAAGTTATTTATCGCATTAAATATATTTTTATATTTAATTATAAATTAATTAAAAAAATATAATTAAAATATTAAAATACTTTTTTCTACTTTAATTATATAAATGTTCAACGGTATGTTTGATGTTAATGAAATTCTTAAGCGTATTTTTAAATACCTTATTGAAGGTTTAATGGTTGCTATTGCTGCTTATGCTATTCCCAAGGCTTCCCTAAAGCTTGAAGAAATTGCCCTTTTAGCCTTAACTGCTGCCGCCACTTTTAGCATTTTAGATACTTATGTTCCAGCCATTGCTGTTAGCACTCGTGCTGGTGCTGGCTTTGGTATTGGTGCCAATCTTGTTAGATTCCCTGGTGGTTTTTAAATATCAAGTATAAAAAATATATTATATTTATTAAATTTCTAAATATAATGTATATAATGAAAACAAGAGTAAAAAGAGGAGGTTTTGATACAGATGATGAATATAATACACCTACTGCTACACCTGAATCTGATGCTATGACAGATAATACTTGGGATTCATGGTATGATGAACGTTTTACAGAAGATACAGATAAAGAAACAACATCAACACCAGAATATAACGATGAACTAGATGAGGGATTTTTAG